GGGCAACTCCACGAAGAAGCTGATTATCTTGTCACGGAAACCTAGGAGGCTGTCACTGACACTTGAAAGGAAGTCACCAAGGTCGGTGAAGAAGTTACCGACGGCGGTCTGCGCATCACTCACCGCATCGTCGATGTCACCGATGAAGTCCAGCACACCAGTGAACGCAGCACCCAGTCCAGCGATGACCGAGAACGTCGTCTTCGCCGCTTCCAGTGTGTCTTGCAGGAAGTCCTGGCCCTCGGCCGATTTGAAGAAGTCGGCCATCTTGTTGATCGTATCGGTGAGGGTGCTGAGGAAGTCGCGTCCCTCATCGTCCGCGTTACCGAAGATCGAGACGAAGAGGTTACCCAGTGACTTACCTAGGTCGATGAGCTCCTTGACCGTTTTAATGGCATCATCGAAGAACTTCTCAAAGCTGCCATTGTCGATCGACGTGGTAAGAAAGTCGGCGAACTTCTCGATCGCGCCGGCGAACGCTTTGCTCAAGCGCTCGACGAACGGCAGACCCGCACCGATCGACTTGAAGATCGCGGCACCGAGTGTTTGAAACGCGGGTGCGATGATGTCAATGATACGAGCCGTCGTAGCGAGAAGATCATTGAAGATCTTCACCTGCGCGGGCTGACGCAAGAACTCGGCGAAGTTGCTGACCGCACGCCCGATCGCCGTAGCGATCTTGGACATACCCGACTGGAACCCAGGCAAGAGTGCATTCGTAAGAAGTGTCAGGTCCTTGACGACCGGCCGGAAGAACGACTCCTGAATCGCCTTCTTAAACCGTTCCAGTGACGGTAGCAGCTTCTGGAACTCCAGCGCGACCTTGCGAGCGGACGGCGAGAGAGCGTCCAGTGCCTTCTTGATCTTTTCGGGATCCTTCTCAATGATCGCGCTGATCGCATCACTGAATCCTTGGAATGCGATGACGAGTGGCACGATCGCGGCGACCGCTACACCGGCTCCCGCCGGAATGACGGCGACGAGACCAAGAAGATCGGCAAGTGCTCCCGTGAGCCCAATCACCGGGCCGGTGAGCGCGACGATCGCGGTTAAGATCGCCGCAAAGGTGATGAGACCCGCGGGTGTAACCGATGATGTCGCTAGCGCCCCGATCGCTGATCCGATGGACACAAGTGACGCACCGATCGAACTAAAGATCTTTCCCAGCCCACCGAAGCTACCCTCAACGCCATCGGCCGCGTTCTCAGCGTGACGTGCCATCTCACGTGACTTCAGTGCAACGACGCGATTGGCCTCGCGGAATGCGTCCTCGATGCGCTCGCCTGCGCGCTCCCACGAGTCCGCAGCCGAGTCTGCTGCGATGTGTGAGATGGTCGCGATGAGCTCGGTAGCCTTGACACCCTTCTCACTCGCAACGCGGAATGATCGTTCGATCTTCTCACCCGCGTCATCGAACGACTTCTCAATGACCTTAGCGGTGAGCTTACCATCCTGCTCGACAAGCGTGAACTGCCGCTCGATCTCGCGGCCCATCTTATCGAAGGACTTTGTGATCTTACGCGTGACGTTCTGTGTGGACTTGTCAAGCTTATCATATGCCGCATCAGTGTCACGCTTGAGGTCACGTGAGAAGTCCTTAGTGTCCGGATCGATCTCCACGAACACGCGATCGATGGGACCGCCCGGAGTCGTCACTAGTTACCTCCTCGCCAAGACTTCATCGTGAACATCGTCTGCATGCTCTCCGACGCCGTCGTGTCGTCTTCGTCCCACCAGCTCGGAATCGGGATGCCGCGATCATCCACGCGGTACGCGACGAGCGATCCAAGTCGTTCACTGGTGAGCCTTTGCGTGATCTTTTCGTGCTCTTCCTCACGTGTGATCGTTAAGACGTAACGGTGCACCAGGTTGAGAAACCGTGGTGCACTTAGCTCGAGGGCGTCGATTCCTCGCTCGAGAGCCCAGCCGTCGAAGAGGTACCAGCGCTGTCCGTCTGTGATGAAGTCGAAGAGTTCACAGACGGCGTCGTAGGGCGGACACTGTACTCCTCGATGAGCCAGTGTAAGATGTCCAGCATCTGACCCAGATCCAGCGGGTTCTCATGCGTTCGCCGGAAGCGCGGCTTGATGCGATCAGCGGACTCCGTCGGCATGACGAGCTCAAAGAGCTCGTCCAACGCAGCGAGATCCTCGGTGAGCTTGCCGCTGCGTGAGATGCGAAGCATGTCCTGCAAGACCTCGGGGGCAACCTTGGGAAAGCACTCGTACGTCTCACCGTCGGCGGTGAAGTCCAGCTTACGCGGCTTCGTCGAGAAGTCACGGGTTCGTACCTCGGTCACGGGATCTCCTAAGATGTGGTAGCAGATCCAACGTAGCACCGTGATGATCAAGCACACTACAGTGCCTACCGCTGCGGGCCAATGCGCGCGGCACTAAGCGCGTCGACGAGAAACGGGTTGGGGCGCATACCCTTAACGGACTTCGTGTAGATAAATCGCTTAGTGCCCTTGGGTCGGAAGCGTAGGTATCGCTTCGTGCGCGGTACGATGCGTCGGTGCTTAGGTCCGTAGAGTCCCGTGCCGTCGTGCACGAAGATCGCGTACTCCACATTCGTCCCGATACGCACGACGAGCGTCTCACGTCGGCGAAGTTCCACCGCAACGGAGGCGCGAAGTAGTCCCGTGTCAACGCGCTTAGGTCCCGAGTGCCCACCACCGAGGTTCTTTCGCGCCTGTGCCTGAACTCGGAAGCCTCGCACCAGTAGTGCCCTCGCTACGGGTCCCGTCGAGCTCGTGAGAATCCGGTTGATCTCGGCCTGGTTCAACTTATGCGAGATCGTGGATGCCACATTAACCGCCGGTGATGTTGAGCCAGAAGACGATCGCTACCTCACCACATGCACCGTTGATCTGGTAATCGGTCGCACCGACACGCCAGTCGTCGATAAGACCGTTCGCTTCCATGTCGCCTAGGCAGCAGACGAGACTCTCACGCATGTAGAACTCTTCCACGAGTTGGTAGCGAAGTGCCGCTGCCTGCTGGGCCATCGTGGGTGGTTCACCACTGGACTTGGGCGATGGGTGGTACTCACAGCGTGTCAACGACACGACGCAACGAAGTGCACTCGGGCCCACAAAGCAGTGAGGACTTACCGTGTCCTCAACGTTCTCACTTGGGAAGCGACTGGATGGGTACGGTCCGTGCTGGACGGTGACGGCGAGTTGCCCACAGTCACAACCGTCCCACGCGACCTCGGGTGCGGGTACGGGACCAACTCGCGCCGGCCGACCCAGCGTGCCGTTCATCACGTTGTCCTGCAGCTCGGTGGCAAGGCACTCGGCGACACCTGTGAGCGCGGCAAAGTACGTGAGCTGTGTGAGGATCATGTGATCGTCGTTCCCGTCACTCGTGAGTCCGGCGCGTCGAGATCATACACACGCGCACGCGCCATCAACCCGTGTGGGTTGTAGCGTGTGATAAACTTATCCACGTACTTGAGGTTCTCGAACCCAGACTTAAGCGCGTCCTCCGCCGACTCGAACGTCAGTGACAATCCTTGTCGTGTCATCTCGGTGAGGTTCGACGGCAGGTCACAGTCACTGCCTAAGATGTCACTGACGATCTCGCAGAAGAGCTGTCCCACCGCGAGTTTGCCTAGTGTGGGAAGTGGCTCTCCGTAGATCGCGGTGACCGACCACGTACCGACCTGCGTGATGTCCTTGCTGAGGTCGTTGCACCACGGCCACAACAGGTTATTCAGGCGCACGAGCTTGCGATAGTCGTCCAGCCGGTAGTCCGACCCGCTGACGAGAACGTTGCCATCTAGCGTCACCTGCACGATGTGCTGGACGGGTCCGGGCAAGATCACCTCATCGATGATCGTGCACGAGCAGCCAGAGCCACACGCTCCGCAGACGATGTTGTACCACAGGCCGTTAATCAGTGCCGGTCGCGGACCACCGCCGCCGTACTCCCACCAACCGTTGCTAAGGGCCGGCCAGCTCGCCCCAGAGCATCCCGCGCGGCATGGCCGTAGCGTAACCTGGCAAGAGTCGAACCGCTGCGCGGAGGCGTAGTAGATGATCTCACTCGCGGCCTCGAGCGCGTAGCCCGTGATCGCTGCCGACTCGATCGGAAGCGTGCACATGCTGATGTAGTCATACGGACGGCACGGTCCCGGCCGGTAGAAGTCGTCATCAGCCATGTGCGCTCCTAGTTACGTCAATGACGACCAGTCGACACACCCCCGTGCCTGCCGACCGGTCGTCATCTACCCCGCTACCAATCCCCGCGCCTACGCACGAAGCTTACGTGAGCAGCACCGCTCCACACGTCGCCACCGGCGGTGCCACCGTTGTGATGTTGAAGAGGAACTGCTCGTCTGTCGCCACGTTCTGCTCGATCCACGGGCCAGCAGACCCAGGTCCGTTGCCCCAGAGCGAACCGGCGTAGTCCGTCTCCGACGTTGTCGAGAACTGCAACGGAGCGTTCTCGAAGTTGAAGTCGTTGACGATCGTGTGACCCACGTTCGGGAATGCCCAGTAGATGTACTGCTGCTGTCCCGCCGCGTTACACGCACCTCGGCCGGCGACCTTCTGCCAGACCTCGAGCGAGAACCTCGCGGTGATGAGACCACCACCAAACGCCACACCCGTGCCGGTGACGGAGTTCGTGGTGAGCAGTCGCTCACCGGTGATGATGACCAGCGCGTCCGGGTCGAGCACGCACCAGTTGATGTTGAGCTGCACGAGACTGAGCTCCGGGTCACCCTTCTCGTTGATGCAGAAGGAACCGTCGGCCAGTCGCTGCTGGTAGGTTTCACCCTCCTCATACTGCGGAGAGGGCGAGATCTGGATGAACCCATTGGTGACGACCTCGGCGCTGCTGGCTCCCGTCACGGGGTTACCGCAGACGTCGACCTTGACTAGGCGCGCAACGAGACCCTTAATGGCCGATGCGCAACGTGCTGCCATGTTGATCCCCCGTTACGTTGCCGCGTTGGCGGTGCCTGTGATGACGCCACCGGTGGAGACGAGCACCGCACCGTGGCAGCAGTCCCAGCCGAGCACGTAAGTGCGCTCGACGATCATCTTGAGTGTGTTCACGCTACGAACGAAGCTGTCCGTCTGCGAACCCACCTGTCGAATGCCCGACCGGTAACCCATGAGCGCACCCGTGGCATAGAGCCACGTCGTACCCGCGGCCGGTGCGGCACCCGCTGGACTGATGCCCGGGTAGCCGTAGCCCGGCACCACCCAGTTGCCCTTGTACGTCTGCCAGCGTCCGTTTACCTGGCGCACCAGGTAGTTCGCCACCATCGCCTCGAAGGCAGCGATCGGTGCGTGGATAAGCGCGACACTTGTATAGCAGTCACCGATGTACTGCTCCAGCGCCGTGAGACCCTCAACGATGTCCAGCGTTCCGGTGACCGGAATGCTGGCCGCCGTCTGCAGGACGATCATCGGGTCGAGCGGATCGAGAACTTGCGTGTTCTCGGCGAGGTGAGGAAGAACGAGTTCATCCACACCGGCCGCGTCACCGGTCCAGAAGACACGCTCGAGTGCCCACGACTCCGAGATGTTGAACTGCTGTCGCACGTTGTTCTCGGCGTCGTCCCAGAAGCCGACCGGCGAGCAGTCCATCTCCGCGTAGATCGTGAACGGTCGCGCGCCTCGGTGATCACGATCGCTCGTCGCCGACTTTGTCGGGTTCGGTACGCCGGCGACACCCGAGATGACGCACCAATCCGTCGTCGTGCTAGCTCCACCACAGAGCACGGGATATGTGATGCCGGCCTGCCAGTGAGGATCCGGATCATCAACCCACTGGACGTAGTCGACCAGCGTCGATGACGGAGGGGTGCGCAGCGGTGGTGCTACGTTCCAGCGCCTCATTGCTCACTCCCTCCGTCGTCGTAGTAGTCGTCGGTCACCGGCTTAGAGCTGGTTGCCCGAGACGGCCTGACCGGCGCCACCGCGAACCGCGATGTCGTAGGTGACCAGTCGCGACTCGTGACCGATCTTCGCCAGGAGCCAGCACTCTTCCATCCACGCGGCGGTGAAGTCGTTCGTCGCGTTGAGGACCGAGTCGCGAACCACGCCCAGGTCCAGCGTCATGCCCTGGCCGCGGACGAACGTGCCGACCGGGAAGAGCAGGAACTGGAAGCCCGATGCCGGCCACGCGGTGGGCGGTGTCGCGGCACCCGGCTGGCCGGTCGACCGAACCTGCCAGTCCGCGACGAACTGCGCGCGGATGTTGTTGCAGTCGAACCAGTTGGCGATCTCCGCGTTGGAGAGGCACATGCCGTCGGAGAAGTTGAGGTTCGCCCGAGCCGCGACGTCGTTGCGGATCATGTCCAGCGCAAAACGCGGGTAGATCGCTTCCATCGGAGCGTCGTCGCACATCTGGTACTTCTCGATGAGGTCCCGGCGCTCGAAGACCGCCGCGTTCACCAGACCCCAGGAGGCCGGCACGTCGGAACCCGTGAGGGTCACCGCCGTCGAGTTGCTCGCCGCGACCAGCTGCTGGATGAGCCGGATGTTCATGTAGTGCGCGTGGATCGCCTCGACCAGTCGCAGGTGGTTCGCGATCAGCTCGGGGAACGCATCGCTGGTCAGGTTGCCGACCGTGACGCACATGCCGTCGCAGTCAAGCGTCGCGTCGACGTACGCCGGGCAGGGAACCCGCACACAGGGCTTCACGCCGGACTGCGCGGTACCCGTGACGGCCGCGACGTCCTGCGTGTTGTTCCATGTCCAGACGACACCCGGCAGCGCCGAGATGTCACCGTAGGACGGCGAGACCGGCCACGACATGCCACCGCGGTTGATGCCGACGGTTGGGAGGTCCACAAGGCCGTCGATGCAGACGACGTTGTAGAAGTCGTACGAGATCTCGTGAGGCGAACACCAGCCGCCAGCGGCCGTGAGAACCGAGAGGTCCGTAGCCATCTCCATGAGCGCGGAGATCTCGTCGAGGTCCATGCGCTGATCGATGGAACGCGCGAACTTCCGCTGGAGCTGCGCGACTGGAACGCGCTGGCCGTTGCCGTGCGCGACGGGTAGGTTCCGCGAGCGCCGGTGCATCGCCTTGACGAGCTCGGACATCGAGGAGATCTGGCCACCCTGGGTGAAACCCGGGATGTCGGCCGACGCCGTGAGAACGGACATCTCGCGCTCGGGCGCGTCGGACACCTTGGCGAACGACTGCGCCTTGGTCAGATCGACCTGCTCACCGAAGCCCGGCTTCCGCATGTGCTCGTTGAGGCTGCGCTTCGGTCCGGCCAGACCACCCAGTGCGGTGTGTGCCGTCTTAGCACCACCCACCGGTCGAGCACCGGCCGTCACGACCTCGCCCTCGAGCACCTCGGTCTCGCCGGCGGCGGCGACCTGCTCGCCTCGGACCCGGGCCAGAGTGGCGTCACGCTCGGTGGCCAGCTCGGCGCGCTCGGCGACACGGCGGTTCGATTCGTTGCGCTTGCGGTCGACGGAGTCGGCCAGGTACTTCGCGCGGTCGACCGACTCGCGCGTCACGTTATCGCCCTCGAAGAGCGTGTCGATCTCGGAGAGGGCAGCGCCCTCAAATGCGTCAAGGTCCTCGTCGCTGAGGGTCTGGATCTCGTTCCCCTCAGGAAGAACCAGCTCGTTCTCGTCCAACCCCGTAACCCCTCACGATGAGAACTTGTGATCTAGCACCGATTGTATATCGTTGGGAAGCGATTCTCCGGAGAGATCACTTTTACCCCTGACGAGTACGACTCGCGTTCGCGATCGCGTTCGCCTGCGAGTCCGCAGCGATCTTCGTCGCGTCACCGTCACCGATACCCGGAACGGGGGCGGTCACGATCTGCGCACTGGTCTCACCGTTGCGCTTCCGCTGGCAAGGCTTGCATCCCGACACGTTCTTCACCTCCTTCTTAGATGACGTAGCTACACGACCCGCGGCTACCGACGGCCGCTGCGTCTCACCACCCGCACGCACTCGATCACGAATGCTCGCGAGCGTCTGTCGATTGTCGACGCCCAGCGACGCGCGGATCTCGGCGAGCTGCTGCCGATGTGACTTGATCGACTCGGCGGACGCGGTCACCACCTCGTCGGTGGGTGCATCATCGTATACGGCGTCGTCACCACCGTTCTCCCAGAACTTGATCGGCACCGCGCTCGCGATCACGACGCTGTCCTCGACGCGAACCGAGACGGTGTCGGTGGAGCGCGCGAAGCCCGGAACGGGAACGGCCAGTGCGGCGACGAACTCCTTCCAACCGCGACGCTCGCGGTGCGGAGCCCAGTCACCGGACAGCTGACAGCCCATGAACCGCTGAAGTTGCTCGGCGGACATCGGGAGGATCGTGCCTGCGACCCACGGTACACCGTGCTTCTTGGACTCACCGACGCAGACGACCGCGGCGATCGAACACGAGTTGTCGTAGTGGCTCATACGGATGACCGGGTCGGCCGACGCGTGTGCGGACATGTGCCCGCAGTCCATCGTGATCACGCCAGTGCGAATGCGGTGTCCGCCCTCGACGATGAACGGCCGGTTCATCCAAGAGGTGTAGTCCACGTTGCCCATCGGGATCGTGATCTTCTTGTCACGGAACGATCGGTGAGCGACGTCGCTTGGCCCGACCATGCCGAAGATGCGACCCTCGTCGGTGATCCAGACGGCACCAATCGGTGGCATCTCCGACGGTTCCTCGAACCACTCCATCGGTGGCAGATCGGGAATGACAATGGTGTGCGACCCGTCTGCCACGATGACTCCGTTCGATTCCGCGGAGGCGACGATCACACCGTCGTCCACCAGGTTGATGGATGCCTCCACGAAGGCGGGCAGGTTAACCAGTGTGGCGCCTCGGATCCGACCGGCGTGGAAGATCATAAGCTCGGGGTTGGCGAGCATCGCAGCCATGATCTCGTCGTCGGTCGCGTCCTCAGGTTCGGCGGGGAAGACGAGTTCCACGTCCGCATCCTTGACGGAGTCGGCGTCGATCGACACACCTCGGAAGAAGCCACCCCGGAGCTTGTGCTCGGCCAGCTGGCCGTTCGGGTCGATCATGTCCAGCGTGCCACGACCCATGATCTTAGCGCCGTCTCGCCAGATCTCGGTGATGTTGCCGACGTTCACCGACTCGTCGGTTCCGCCCCCGTGACTCGTGACACGCTGGAACATGAGTGGCACGGGAAGTACCGGCCACGTGAGTGAGTCCTCGGCGAACATCCGACCGTCACCGGTCTCGACGCCCTCGACAGCCAGAACACCCTCCCAGTCTTGCATGGTCTTTGGCTGCTCAGTTCGCCAAGGTCCAACTCCTGAGCCGTACGCAGGCATCTCAGAGTCCTTCATGCAGGTTCCATCGGGCATCATGTGTTGACCCTCGGGACAGTCACCTCCCGCCGGCGCATCGACCGGCATGTCGGCGAACGTCTGCTCCTCAACCGACTCAGTCGGGGTGCCCGGGTGCTGGTGGGGCGACTTACCCGTCGCCTCCTTGTGGTACTCGGCGCAGAGACCCTCGGGGTTGCGCACATACTTATCGAGCTGCTTCACGCAGCGCTCGAAGTCACCGGGCGTACCCCAGCGAATCTTGAGTGCACCCTCACCGTGCACCCAGTACTCGCGCAGGTTACGGTCACTGGCAAAGGTCTCGGTGAGAGTGGCATCGAAGGTGTCGACCGATTCGACAGCGGACTTGGACTCACTGGCGTAGAGTGCGCGAAGCTGAGCGGTCGCTTCTGCACGCGTCGCGTGGCACCCCTCGACTTCACCGTCGGTTTCCTTCACGACGGCGTAGGGTTCACCACCCGAGCACTTACTCGAGTTCTCGACGATTCGCCACGGCACGGTGTCGCTCCCTCCGTTGATCAGATCGTATACCGGATCTTCCTGAGGCTGCACTGTGCCACCCGCGGCCGTCAGCACGCCACTTCGCGGAACCCTCAAGATCGCATCGATCTCACTTGGTGTGTACCCGGTGCCGGGTTCCTCGTCGGGTACGAACGTCCAGTCGACGTTCGTCTGGTCCGACAACGCTGTGAGGTCGTTCGGTTCGGTCACGGGACTACCTCCAGTCGAACCAGTGTTGTGTAGTGCCCGCCCGTAGGCGGCAGCACTTCCTTAATGCGATACTTAAGTCCCGCACCGAGAATGAGCTCCTGCTCAGTCTTATGCGAACTCACGGGATATGCCCACGCGGCGGGTGTTCCGGCCGGTAAGTCGATCTCATAGGTGACAGAGCCACCAAACTTGCCACTCTTTGAGATTGATGTGCTCATGAATCCCGGGTCGGTCATGAGCTGTCCCGTGCGCTTCTGCAGCTCGGCGGCATTCGCGTTGTTGTTACCGTAAAGATTAAACGGTGACCAGTCCGATCCGCGGAACACCTTCACGTTCTGCGGAATGGGTCGCATGCCCTCGGTGATGTTCTTCGCGTGCGTGGTCGCGCTGGGCGTGCACGAGCATTTTCCACGAAGGCAGCAGTTAATGGAACTGTACGTCGAACCGGTGTACGCTTGAATGCTACTCTTGGACTTAGCGGACCAAAGACCGTGCTGCTGATTCATCACCGCGTGCATGGCGTTGGCCTTGGTGAGACTCAGCTCAGGGAAGTTACCTGGCGTGGTCAAGCCCGTGTTGATCCCCGTGGACTTGAGGATCGACGGTGTGGCCGTGTTCGAGTTGGTACCACCGACGTTCAGTAGTGAACTCGCACTGAGACCCGTTCCAGCGGTCAGCGCACTGAACTCGTCCTTGCCCTTCTTCGTGCCCAGGTACTTCTTGATCTTATCCGTGAACGGCGTTGGCGACGTCTTCGTGCTCGTCGTGCCGTCCATTACCTCGAGGATCTGCCCGAGCGAGTACTGCGGGTGCGTGGATTGAACGGTGACGAGTTGGTCGAGCATCTTACTTGAGTCGGTCCACCACTTCACGTCACCGTTTGCGAACTGCGTCTTGATTTTTACCTTGTCGTTAACGCTCACAAGCGTGAGTGTCGGCACCGACGGAGCGGTTGGTGCGGTCACCTTGGGCGTGGCCGGCTTAGGTGTGACTACCTCACCGAGCGACCACGGACCCTTCGCACCCTGCAGTTCCTTGTACGCTTGACCCTTCGTCCACGTTTGAATGTCGCCCCAGGTGCCGTTGCCCAGCGGATCAACTTGCTGCACGATCTTGTTGTTCTTGTACACGATCCGCTGGATGCCGTTATCGTTGGTAGCGATAACCTCACCCTCGGAGTACTTCCCATAGATGATCGCGTTGGTGAGCTTGTCGACCTTCTTAAGAGGTTTCGTCGAGACGGACGGTGTGCTTATCCCGGGCGAAAGTGTAGGCACACTCGATGTACTTGGCGTGTTCGGCACGCCAAATGTCGATGCAACATTCAAGTCATTGGACTCGTTCGCGACCTCCAGGATGTCACTCAAGTTGGATGAAACCCAGTTATACGCCGCTAGGTCAGTGTTCCATTGACCGTTGTCGTACTTTTGAAGCATTACACCCCACGAGGGAGCATTACCAATGACCGCGATCTGCATCGGCTTGCCGTCGTGTGGATCGGTCCATTCAGCGATGACCGTGCTACCCTTGATCTTTCCCGATGCGACATTGGTTTCGATCATCGCGCGGAACGTGTCTGCATCAGGCATCTTGAATGTGGGCTTACTTGATGATTTAGATGCGCTAGGTGTGCGGGGCGAGTTGGGCGCACTCGGCGACATCCACGCCGTAGGTGTGACGTCCTTGATCTCCTTGATCCACTGATATTTCTTAAAGTCCAGTGTATCAATTAGACCCAGATCACCGACGAACTGTTCTTCTTCCCACTTATTCGTCTTGTGGTTGTACTTCTGCTCAGATAAACCAACCTTACCCGTCTTAGGGTCATCGATGGCAACGAGTCGATAAGAGACCGTGCCGGTGGTGCCACTACCGATGACCTCGTTGTTCTTGTACTCGCCCGCAAGTAGCTTGGCACCAATAAGTTGACCACCGGCACTTGGAACAGTTGGAGTTCCACTCGGCACATTGGTGTCATCCACCACACCTGGGGCAGGCGCGAACGAGTCGTACTTACCCATGTCAGTGGTGCCTAGAAAACCGTTCTTTGTGAACGATGATGAACCCGGAGTCCACGTGCCGTCCGGCGCCTTGTACTCCTCCTTAACACCCCACTTACCGCCCGGCGATTGGACCGCTTTGAGTCGTACACTGGTTCCGTTGTAGTCCGATCCGTGCGCGATGATCTGTCCCGGTGTGTAGTGCCCCTGCTCTAGCGCGTCCCAGATGGAAGCACCACTAACGGCACCTCCGCCACCCTTCTTAATGAACTTACCGTGTGCACCACGCGGGTGATCCAGTGGATCGAAGTCTGCCGCGGTAAGTACATCGGACTCACCAGTCGACTCACCATAGCGTCCGGTCAGCGAGTGATCCGTCACCTCACCGGCAAACGCGACTCGCACACGGTCGAAGCTGATCGGCCCTAAGCGATCTTGAACAGATGCGGGAATCATCTGGTCATCGGTGTACGCAAGAGTAATGTGCGGAACCCAGGGTGTGTGATTCTCAGGAATCTTGTCCGCGAACGCGTCCTCCACCTGCAGGTGGAGTGCCTGCTTTAACGCGACGAGCTTCGAGTCACCACCCCTAACACCCAACACCACGGCGGTGTCCATGTCGGGATCGTGCGGGTTGAAGACGTTCACCGAAAACGTCTCCGTGGCGATCGGCGCGTACGTACCCGCGAGGTCGGCGACGATCTGCTGAACTTGCGCCTGCTCCTCAGGGCTCCAGTTGGCTGCCTCACCGAGGTAGAGCACAGTGGTGTGAAGCTGGTCGGCGTCCTCAAACCCGGCCACCTCGAGGCAGCGTGCGTCGGCCTCAGTCATGCGGAAGGCGATCATCGCGCCCGTGTGAACCTCGGCGGCAGCGGTCAGCACCTTGTCCTCCGATGGAACATTAAGATCGTAGGCGAGGGAGCAGCGGCACTGGATGATTTCACTCGCGGGTGCGTCCGGATCGCCCGGTCGGTCGAGGTACGACACGACGGTGTCGGGACACTCGGAACCCAGCCCACCCAGTGTGAACTTCCCGTTGAGGTCCACGGTCTGTCCACCAGCGTCACGGTGTGTGCAGCGCGTCCGACTGTCATTCGTATCGAGCCACTCCTTTGTGCCAACCAGTCCAGCGAGGCGAACCTGGTTGATGCCACCCGCGGAAGCGGCGCCAAGGACCTCCGTGCGGGCGATCACATTAGCTCGCTTTGACGAGACACCCGCGGCATCGGCTACACGCATTGCGAGCTTGGGAATCGACTCACCGAGCTGAGTCCCCTCAAGCAGTGACGCGCGAGCGGCCTCCCAGAAGATGTCACCGATCCCGACCAGTCGATTAACCGCGGACGCGAGGTAGTCCTGCGCGAAGATGTCCGAGACGGGTGGAATGATGAGACTCGGGAACGCCTCAGACATGCCCTGCCACAAGGTGCTCGCCGCGGCGAGGTACGACTCGGACAGCACCGGCATGAGCTCGGCGGAGACGATTCCGGCCCACATGCTGGTGACCGCACCTACGTCCCCAAACGCCACGGGCGCCGGTGGAGGTGGCAAGACACCAACCGCGACGGGAGCCGGTGCCGGTAGAGGTGCGGCGGCTGCTGTGAGCGTCTCGGTGAGTGACATAGCCGCTCGCTGCGCCATG